GTTTTCTGTTAGCCAATTATTGTAACGAAGCTTAAATTTATAAGCATCCATATTCTTTACCGAATCACTGTCCCTAACTTCATCAATCTTAATTTCCATTTCTTGAGCCCAAACGGATTTGTATAGCGAAGTAGTTAGCTCTGATTCCCCATAGCTGTTTACAGATTCGCTTTTGGCATAAATCTGGAGCCTAGAGGATAGCATTAGTAAAGAATGGCTTTATTCGTCGATAAGAGATTCAAAACCGCTGGTGTCCACTCGATTTTGACTGTATTTAAATGGCTAGAACTGGCTGACCTATTATCATATAGATCTGTCAATAGCATTAGCATGGCCTGTTTTATAGATGAAGGTACGCTTGCCGCATCTGCATATCCAGAAGAAAAAGCGATCCTAACCGCATCGGGCCTGTCATATGTGTCTGGATAGGTTTGATCGGTTTTCTTAGAAATGATTGCTGGCTCTGTATAATCATTGACCAGATAGTAGCTGCTGGAAAGAGTTTGAAGGACGTTGTCTAAGTCATAATACTGTATGGAAGACAAGCTGCTATATGGTGGTTTCGGCAACTCGATTTCGTCGCTAAACTCGCTTATAGCTAATTCAAAGCTCTGGGGCATTAAAGCCCGATTTGTAAATGACTCTACCTGCTCACGAACTACTGTTATTGCCGTGTTAATCCAAGTGTCATCGTCAGTAAAATCCGACTCTACACGAAGTTGGGCCTTAGCCTCAGACAATGTTATGGGCTCACTAGCTGGGCCTGTTGTGGTTTTGTAGCTGTAGTAGATAGGCATTTTATATAAGAGGGTATGCCTCCCCGACTCGTGAAGTCTCCACTGATTAAATTACTAGACCATTGAGAAGGGGAGGCTTATATTACCTCTGGGTTTTTAGACTTCCTGGCTCGCGGGGTTTTAACCTCCACGGCCCATCCATTCTTTACCCATTGCTTGCCAGTGGTAGCAGCTACCTGGTAGGTTTCCCCAACCCGATAGCCGCTACCTTTAGTAGCAAAACTTTTTATTGCTTTAATTTGCAATATTAGGAAGCAGATCCGTGCGTGAAAGAAGTGAACGCTTGGTTCAAGATTACCTTCGCATCATTTCTGGTGCTGAACTTGTAACCGACCTGTCCGTTTGCAGCATAGAGTTCATTCAGCTTCTGGGCAGAGATGCCAGCACGATCAGCAATCGTGTAGTAAGACATATCTCCAAAAACAATGCTCTTCGCGTCAACTGCTGGAGCAGTAGCCTGAGTTGAGACGATAACGGGGCGACCCAAAATCGTGTCAGGCTGACCCGCTTGCAGACCTGGTTGCCATAGATACTGATCGTCGGCATCTTTCAGCTTGCGAATCAGCTTTGCGGCAGAGTCGTTCATGAGCCAAGTCGCGTTGCTGCGATACTGACGTCCCAGGCTGTGGAATACGTCGATGAGATCGTCGCTAGAGATAGCGGCGGTCGCGGAGACGGCTCCAGTCACATTGTTGGTATACGTTGGGTTGAACAGACCTTGAGGCTCGCTGCTACCAGTTCCGGTGCAGAAAGAAGCTTCTTCAAGGTTTGCAAAACGACGACCAGCGACGTTGGCCAAGTACGACTCAAGATTGAAGAAAGCGTCCTGAAGGAGTTCTTCCGAAACCTTGATAATACCGCCAGCCTTGTGGGCTCCAAGCGTAACGCGAGAGAATGCAGGATCAGAGAGTCCATAGGCTCCTTCTTCTGCAACGTATGCAAAAGATCCAATGCCTGATTCGACCGGAATGTTTCGATCTGAAGCCGTGCGGATTACATTTGCAACGCTGCGGAATGGGTTAACATCCTGAAGGATTTCAACGATCTTAGTCTCAAAAGACTCAGGAACGATGTAACCGCCTTCGGAATCGGTGCCAACCTGCAAAGCAGCAAGCTTTTCGCCAGTTAAAGCAGAGAGTCCCTTGCGAGCATACTCATCAAAAGCTGCCCGATAGTCGTCTACGCTGTTTTCTTTTTCGATTGAAGGCGTGTAGCTGTCTTCGATAAAAGAAGCCAACTTCTGTTCAATCTTGTTAATTTTCTCTTCAGCTCGGATTTGCTTTTCAACAGAATCAAAGTCGGCCTCGATTTTAGCCAACTTTTCTTGGTCTTCCGTATTCAAGCCTTCCTTACCGTCAAGGAGAGAACGCATTTCAGCAACTAGCTGAGCGCGCTTGTTTACTAGTTTGTCCATTATTTTAGTTGTGTATGGGTTATATTTCGGGCCGAGTCGCTCGCTAGAGCTTGGCCAGTTTGGTTAGTGTCGCCAGACGCTGTTTGGCAGCCTCTAAACGAGCGACAAATTCTTTATCTACAAAATTCTTTTCCTCTTCCTCTTCGGGATCGTAATATGCCTCTGAGTCATCCTCCCGACGAGCGTTAGCCCACCTCTGAGATGAGTCCCCCCCCCACAAGCTCCATGAAATTCGGCCTGCGGATGGGTACCCATCTTCACCAGGGCGAAATCCTTCGGCTTCCTTATCGACCTCGTGCCTAGCAAAGTAGCTAATCATTCGGTTTACAGTGTCTTGGCTAAGAGTCTTTCTATTCTTTATATCTCTAGCCCGAGCCACTCCAACTTCAGTTCCACCGCGATTATATTCCGCTCGCCACTCCAGCCCCCTGGTTGCTTCAGCCGCCATTTCGGCTGTTGGAACCATTGAAAGATTCTTGTGATCGTCTTGATCTTCCTCAGCCTGGGGCTGCTCAGGTTCAGGGTCCGATTTTTCTGGCTCTGGCTCGAGGCTCTTCGTGTTAAGAGCGATTATTGCCTCTAGTTCTTTGGGAGCATTCGTGAAACTATCTATATTAACGCAAGCTGCTTGCTTCAAAGCTCCTGAAATATCTGTGGCGATGCCTAGTTCATAAGCCTCCTCGGCTGTCAGCCAAGTTTCAGCCTCGAGCATCTTCCTTATCTCGTCGCGACTCAAAGGCGTGTTGCTTTCATATATATCCAAAATCGTATCGGTGTGTTTTTCCAATACTTCGGCTTCCTTGCGAAGCTCTCCAGCATTGCCAGCTATCTCGGTCCAAACCTCGTGAACCATCATAAGAGATCCTTCAGCCATCGTAATGGTATCGCCAGCCATTGCGATGACCGATGCAATAGAAGCTGCCAAACCATCCACGAAAACGTGAACCTGACCTTCATATTCCTTAAGAGCATTATATATGGCGATGCCTTGGCTGACTGAACCGCCTCCAGAATTTATGTGTACGTCGATGTCCCCCTCCAAGTCGGATAACTGCTTGATTACATCTAACGCTACAATTCCGTTCCCGCCGATTTGATCATATATATAAATCTTACTCATCTTCAATTTCCTCTTGATTCGGTGTCGACCCAAGCTCTGTGAAGTTTAGCGGCTGTAGATAAGTATCCCCTCGTTCACCTATTCCGTTAAGTCCTTCCATCCTCCTGATCTCGTTTACAGATAAAAATCCAGACTCGCGCCCGATCCTATATGCATTATATCTAGCCTCGACATTCCCACGAAGAAGGGCATCCATGTTGAAGCTGATAGAGAATCGATTGCGTTGCGATTCGGGTATGAGGTTTAAATTCAACACTTGCTCCAATGAGACTACAATCGGGCGAAGCGTTCCGGTGACAAAGTCTCTATTCGATTCCTCGACATTAGCTCTGGGCGTTGCCGACTCAATCTGCAACTTTGATAAAGGTACGCCAAATGTCCTGGCAATCTCCTGGGTCGTGATTTTGCGTTGCTCGGCTAGTTGGGCATCCTGATAGCTGAATCGCTCAGTGTAAGGCCTCAAACCGTCTGTAAGTATTGCCGTCTTATATGTATTGTCGGTTCCTTTGTGACGACTGTCGAACGCTTCGCGAAGCCTCTGGATCTGCTCGGCTTTTAGCGTTTTGTCGGATAACAATATGCTGCCCATCTTTGCCCCGTTCTTGAAGAAGCTTGCCAAGTCATCTTGGAGGGCAATCGCCAAGCCTATCGTATCCTTCGCCAAGGTTGTGGTATCGAAGCCCAAAACGCCCGAGCTACTCAGTCCCTTGACGTGAAGAATCCTGGATCGCTGAACCTTTTTGCCATCAACTAGGTAGTCAATCTCGTTTGTGACGGGATGAATCTGCAAGCTCATGTCGCTTGGCTCGATGGGCATCATCTGCCGGACATTACCTAAACCGTCTCGGCTCAATAGCGAATATGAGTTTCCGCGAAGTATCAAATTACTGACGATAGCCCCCATAACCTCGCTGGTGGTCATGTTCTTTGCGGGATTAAGAGTCAGGACGTTGTATAGATGATGATTGTAGGCCTTAACCTTGTCTCCGTTCTCGCTATGCTCATAAATGCATAGTGGCAGACTGGAGATCGCCTTTGATATGACATTGACACAAGCATAAACTGTTGAAACGCCCAGGGCGGTGATAGGAGTCACCTTAACGCCCGAGGACGCCAATCCGCGAAACAGGGCATCGACTAACCACTCATCGGGCGATGATAGATTGTTCTGCGGCTCGTCTTTCGGTTTTCTACGGAATGGATTACGCATATGCCTCTATAGTAATATTACATGACTTTACAGGCAATTGACTGAATATTTTACAAATTATTTATAAGTTTGTTTTTGACACACCCAAATTAGGTGAAAGCCTCGGAAACGTATGACCTATTCAATAGAAGCAAGTGTGCACGGTCTAGCCGTGTACAAGATAGACGAGTATCCCGATACCAGCGTCCTAGCTGGTCAGAATCGAAAAACCGTCGTAGATTTCTACGATACCCTTGAGTTGGCAAAGGCCGATTATCCAAACGCGATAGTCGGCTTTCATGATCCCCAGAACCACATTGATGGTTCTTTCATTGGAAACGGCTGGGAGGTTCACTCATGATTGCCTTAATCCTCGCACTGATTGCCGTTGAGAGTAGCGGCGACCCAAATGCCATCGGCGATGCCGGGAAAGCATATGGCATACTCCAGATGCATTCTGCCTATGTGCAGGATGCGGCTGAGTGGGCCAATGAGGATTGGACGCACGAGGATGCGTTCGATCCTGACAAGGCCCGGGAGATCTTTATGGCGTACATGGAACGGTACGCCCAAGATCATAAACGGCCAGAAGGGATGAGCCGAGAAGAATACATAAGTAGAATTCACAATGGTGGGCCGCGAGGGTTTCTGAAGGAATCCACGATTCCGTACTGGCAAAAAGTGAAAAAACACTTGACCCATTAAACCAGATAGCCAAGATCAAGGCTGGTTTTGGTTATTCAGCCGTCCTCCTTAGCGGGAGGGCGGTTTTTTTGTGTCTAAACGTAAATTTGCGGTCCTTCGTCCTCGATGCTGTCCTGCGACCTGGCAATTGCCATTCCGAGGGCTACCATCGGGTCAATCTTCTCTTTTGAGCGTTTTTTGTCCATTTTCCGGTTTCCTGCGGGATCTGTGGCCAAAATCGTGTTTGAACACGCCCAAGCGAGCA